CGAAGACAGGATCTAGGTGAGTATGCTGATTACTTTATGTCATTCCGTGAACAACTCACGCAAGACTTTTTAAAATTCAGCCCGGAATACCTCAACGGTTCTTTTGAAGAAGGGCATCCAATACCCCAAGCAGCAGATATACTAAACAACTTTGATGATTGGCTATCGACTCCAATCAAGTACGTTTTTGAAAATCTTAACGTATCAGCTTCACCTGAATCAGCAGTACATCTTAAAACAGCTATAGAACTAGTCAAGGAGTTTGAGGAAGACTGTCCAATAGCAAACTATAGTGTAATTAAACCAAACTCATGTATATTCCGACACACTGGTCCTGAGAATAGATCTGGTGAATTTGTTAGAGTGCATATTCCACTTATCGTACCACATGGTGACATCTTTTTTGAAGTAGGTGGTGAGATTGTTAGGTGGGATGATATATTTGCCTTTAATAACGAGATTGTTCACAGTGCACACAACCACACTCCATCTTGGAGACTGGTTTTTCTAATTGATATCAGACGTAGTAGAATAGGGTTGCCTCCAGGACGACCTTATGATAAAATACGCGATGAAGACTCCTACCCCCCTTTCTTTTGTGCAAAGCAATAAGGAACTAAAAATGCCTGAAAAACATATCTACAAACGAGAAGACTTTCCCAAAGACGCTGACTATATGATGTCTCTTGCAGATGATCTTCGAAATGAATATATTAATTATCATATCAATGTTATTGATAAGGATCCCTCAAAAGAGAAACTGGTTGGAGAAAACACTTATATGGGGAGTGTTGAGCATCTATTAGATACACCAGGAACTTGGAAATCAATATCCATGAAATATAGACACGAGGGTGTGATTATTGATCCAGATGAGGAGCTGAGACAATATTTACCCACGGCCGTCAAACTTACTGAATACTATGGTGATGACTGTCCTTTGAGTAATTATAGTACTATAGAAGCTGGTACAATCATACATCGACACACTGGAATTGAGAATAGAACCGGTAAATTCATTAGAGTTCACATTCCCCTTATTATCCCAGAGGGTGATTTGTTTTTTGAAGTAGCTGGTGAAGTGGTTCGATGGGACGACATATTCGCTTTCAATAACCAAAAGGTTCACAGTGCTTGGAATAACACCGATAAACGCCGTGCTGTTTTTATTATTGATGTGGCTCGAGAACGACTTGGATTACCTCCAGGAACACCTTACGATGCGATGCGGGATGAGGTAACGGTCACACCATTTATTTACAATGGTAAGTTTGCTTGAGAGGATAATACATGATTAACACTAGTATATGGGTAACATTTCAGAAAGAGGGTATTCACAAGTATCCAGCTGCAGCAACGGATCCTAAACTTGCAGAGGTATCGTTCCTTGCTCATCCCCACCGACATACTTTTCACTTCAGAGTAGAGCTGGAAGTATTTCATGATGATCGTGACGTAGAATTTATTTTATTGAAGCGTGAGTTAGAAAGGCTATATACATCAGGCACTCTTCAACTCAATAATATGTCCTGTGAGATGATTGCCAGAGAACTTCTTGACTATATTAAAACATATTACCCAGGTCGTAATAGCACCATTCAAGTTAGCGAAGATAACGAGAATGGATGTACTCTTGTCTACACAAAAGAGATGAGTGTAACGAATGGTGTAATCTCTGATTGGAAATAAATTATGGCTACATTTTGTAACATTGCACCAATGCCCCACCTTGATATTGTGAAGGGAGCTTCTACTCACCTACTACTAGCTCATTTGGTTGAGCAGAGTCCGGAGTATGTTGATTTCTACCTCAATGAACAAAAGAACGGCAGTACTTTAATTCTTGATAACTCTGCTTTTGAAATGTATAAGCAGAATAGACCAATGTATGACATCAACAATCTAATTAACATGGCCAGAAAGGTCAATGCTGATTATGTTGTAATGTCGGACTATCCAAACGACTACGGATCCAAAACAATCAAGGCTGCAGAACAATTGGCTCCGCAACTGAGGGAAGAAGGGTTTGGTACATTCTTCTGTCCACAATCCAAAATTGCTGACAAGGATGATCTGTTTAATAGCTTCGAATGGGCAGCAGATTCTGACCATGTTGATTATATTGGAGTGTCAATTCTTGCAATTCCAAATGCATATGCAGTAGAAAAGGGAAACAAGCTACAACGGTTCGTGAGTCGCTTTATGTTTATGCAAGAACTGCGTGATTGTGGAATCCTTGATACGATCAAAGCAAACGGTAAAAAGCTTCACTTGCTTGGTATGTTAGATGGTCCTGGTGAGATTAGACTGATGGAACCGTTTAAGGAGTACATTGATACTTGGGATAGCAGTGCCGCCATATGGTTAGGTCTTCACGCTGGTAAGACATTCGATAGTTCTCCAACAGGTCTTTTACACGGCAAGTACGAAGAGGAAGTTGATTTCAACTACGAAAACGATAGGGGTGTGTTGACTGCAGTAATTAACAAGAGTATAATTGACAATTATATCTCAATGTACCTGATGGAGAGTGAAGATGCCTAATTATCAATATAATGAAGATGTGTACCTTGCAGACATTAAGAAGTACCTTGACTCAACATACGGTCAGCACTATGTTGCTAAAGATATACAAGTAGTAGATGTGTGGGAGTCTCTTGGTTCGCTTGAATCAACAGCTCGTGATACTGCCATCAAATACCTGTGTCGGTATGGTAAGAAGGATGGTAAGAATAGGAAAGATCTATTGAAAGCCATTCACTATATTATTTTAATGATGTATGCTGGTGAAGAAGAACAACAAGCTGAGAAGCTCCAGAAGGTTTTTCAGCAAAGGCCACTTGGACCAATTGATACACAACAAGACATTCGTGATGCTTATGAAAGGGTAGATTATCATGATACACATATTGGGAAGTAATAGTAACTCAGATCTTACAGGTGTACAGGACGGAGACTCGCAACCAAACGCAATTGACCTTCGTTTGGATAAAGTGTTTGCCATGAACAATTTTGAGTTTGTTATTGATAACGAATCAAAGAAGCATCGTGGTACATACGAGTGGCTACCAGATGCTGATGGCTGGTATCATTTGAATGAAGGTACCTACGAAGTGGTGATGGAAAACATTATCCATGTTGGTCCCGACGAAGCAGGTTGGGTTATTACTCGATCAACGTTGAATCGTAATGGTGTGTTCATTACATCTGGACTCTATGATTCTGGATATCACGGTGTTATGGCTGGTGCATTGCATGTGCGTGGTGGTCCAGTAAAGATTAAGAAGGGAACACGTGTAGGTCAATTCCTACTGTTTAAAGCAGAAGCATTATCCGAGTACAACGGCTCATATGGTTTGAAGAGTGAGCATGATAAAAAATATACACAAGGAGTTTTACAATGAGTGAAGGTTTCAAACTACAAGTAAGTATTGAGGAATTGCAAAAGCGTAAGCTGTTCCTTGCTGTTCCGATGTACGGTGGTCAGTGCGCTGGTATGTTTACAAGATCAGTTGCTGATCTATCTGCTGTATGTACTAAGCATGGTATTCAGCTCCAGATGTTCTTCTTGTTTAACGAGTCTCTGATTACACGTGCTCGTAACTATTGCGTAGATGAGTTTATGCGCTCTGGTGCTACTCACCTAATGTTCATTGATAGTGACATTGGATTCAACCCACAAGACGTTATTGCTTTACTTGCTATGCAAGATGATGCAAGTCCTTATGATGTTATTGGTGGTCCTTATCCTAAGAAGTGTATCTCGTGGGAGAAGATCAAGCAAGCGGTTGATAAGGGTATGGCTGATGAAGATCCAAACCGTCTTGAGAAGTACGTTGGTGACTACGTGTTTAATCCTAAGACCACACAGCGTGAGATCCCTCTCAACCAGCCAGTCGAAGTTCTAGAAATTGGTACTGGCTTTATGATGGTTCGTCGTAAGACATTCGAAGACTATCAGAAAGCTTTCCCACATCTCTGGTATAAACCTGACCATGTGCGTACTGAGCACTTTGATGGTACACGTGAGATCATGGCTTACTTTGACTGTGTTGTTGATCGTAACTACGGTCAAGAAGATATGCATGCTTTGATTGAAGATCTTGCTAACGGTAATGATGCTGAAGAGTTGAAGCAGCGTGCACGATCAATGAAAGAAGCAGAGAAGACTGCTTCGAAGCGTTACTTGTCTGAAGACTATATGTTCTGCTACAATGTACAGAAGATGGGTGGTAAGGTATTCTTCTGTCCTTGGATGCAACTACAGCACGTTGGTAGTTATGTGTTTGGTGGCTCATTGGCTGACCTTGCATCAATCGGTGCATCTGCAACAGCTGATGCTGGTCAATTGAAGCATAAGAACAAAAAGAAGTAACCTAAGGAAACTATATTATGAAATTTAGTGCGAGAACGATTCAAATTCTGAAGAACTTTAATCAGATTAATCCAAGTATCGTATTCTCACCTGGTAACACTCTTGCAACGATATCACCAATGTCAACGGTGATGGCCAAAGCTACTATTGCTGAGACTATTCCTCAGAACTTTGCTATCTTTGACCTGGCCCGCTTTCTTGGTGTACTATCGTTGTTTGAGGATCCAGACCTTGAGTTTAACGAGCAGTTCATTGTGATTAAGAGTGGCACACAGACTTTAAACTATCTGTATGCTGATCCTAGTCATGTTAAATCACCACCCGATAGAGAGATTGATATTCCCAATGATGCTGTAGAGAAGACTCTTACAGCAGCAACCCTTCAATCCCTGATGAAGGCAGTAGCTGTACTCCAGTTACCAGATATTGCCTTCACTGGGAAAGATGGAAAGGTATTGATCGAAGCTTTGGATACCAATCCAAAAGCAAAAGGTGGGCTGACAGCAAGTGATAACTTTGCTATCAATATTGGTGATACAACTAAGCAGTTTAAGATGGTAGTGAAACCAGACAACATGAAGTTGTTGAACGGTGACTATGCACTAAAAATATCTTCAAAAAGGTTTCTCTATATGCAAGGATCTGATGTAAAATATTGGATCGCATGTGAAGATAATTCTGTCTTTGCTGGCTAACATGAACTGGAATACTATATTATGTCAAGTGATTTTTTATGGGTGGAGAAATACCGTCCCAAGTTGATAGCAGATACTATTCTGCCACCATCTCTTAAGCAAACGTTTCAGCAGTTTGTAGATCAACAAAACATTCCTAATCTTCTCCTGTGTGGTCGTGCTGGTGTTGGTAAAACAACAGTAGCACGTGCCATGCTTGAAGAGATTGGTGCTGACTATCTTATCATCAATGGATCGATGAATGGAAACATCGACACTCTAAGAAATGATATTAGACAGTTTGCTTCGTCTGTATCTTTCTATGGAGGTCGTAAGTATGTCATACTCGATGAAGCTGATTACCTTAACCCTAATAGCACCCAGCCTGCTCTTCGTAATTTTATGGAGGAGTTCTCTAAGAACTGCGGATTTATTCTTACAGCTAACTTCAGCAATCGTATTATTGATCCTCTCCATTCTCGTTGCTCAGTAGTTGAGTTCAAGATTGAGAAGGACGACAAGCCGAAGATGGCAGCGCTGTTATTCAAACGAGCTCAGCAGATTCTCGAGTCAGAAGGAATTGAATCTGACTCAAAAGCAGTTGCTGAGGTTGTAAAGAAGTTTTTTCCAGACTTTAGACGTGTGCTAAATGAACTACAGAGGTACTCTGCTACTGGTAAGATTGACTCTGGTATTCTTGTAAACTTTACTGATGAGAAGTTGAAGGGATTGATAGAGCTAATCAAGCAAAAGAACTTTACAGAGATCCGTAAGTGGGTTGGTGAGAACACAGATATTGATACTACAACGTTCTTTAGGAAGCTGTATGATGCTGCTTCTGATTATATGAAGCCAAGTTCTATTCCTCAGCTAGTTTTAATTCTTGCCGGATATCAATATAAGGCAGCCTTCGTTGCAGACCAGGAAATAAATATACTGGCTTGTCTAACAGAAATCATGGTCGAAGGAGAATTCAAATGACACTATTAAGCGAATATGAGCAAGGCCCAATTAACTCTAGAGTATTCAGACTCAGTGATGGTAACTATCAAGTACTTGTATTTAATGCAACCAATGGTAAGGAGGTAGCCGAGTTCTTCAAGAACTTTGAACAGGCTACCAACTTTGCAGAATCTAGAATGCTGCTTAATGAATGATGCTATCGCTGGAATATTTCACTGGATCAGGGCTGACTATTGCAGCCACCCTACTCGTTTTGTTGCCGAGCTTGTTGCTTGGGCTATTAGTATTGGGTGTAGCATTACTATGGCACTTACCGTACCAACTCCTCCCCTCATGGTTCTTTACCCTGTGTGGATACTTGGTTGCTCTATCTATGCTTGGGCTGCTTACACTCGGAGGTCTTTTGGCATGCTCGCAAATTATCTGCTCCTAGTTACTATTGATACTATTGGTCTTATAAGAATGTTAACATGAATCCATTTGACTTTGTAAATGCTATTAATAAGAGTAAAGAAGATCTTCTAAAAGAACCTGAGTCCGAAAAGCATTATCCTGCCTACATGGTGAATAAGGCTCTTTCATACTTTCCCGACACAATTCTCTACGCCAATGAGATCAACCAGTTCCATCATCTAGACCCAAAGCTACAGTTCCATTTTTTTCTAAATAGTATAAGACCTGCGAAGCGGTTTGCAAAGTGGGTGAAGAAACAAGAAGATAATGACATCACAGCAGTTATGGAATATTATGGTTATAATCCACAAAAGGCCGAGAATGCTTTATCTATCCTTTCTTCTGAGCAGTTGACTATTATAAAACAAAAATTAGAAAAAGGTGGATAACATGGGTATTATTGAAAACCTGGTTGAGGTGGCATTGGGTTCGGAAGAAGACTTCTTAAAAATTAAAGAAACATTAACGCGTATTGGTGTAGCTTCACGTAAAGATAGAAAGCTATTTCAGTCTTGTCATATTTTACATAAACAGGGAAGATATTATATCGTCCATTTCAAGGAGTTATTTGCTCTTGATGGTAAGCCATCTAACTTCTCAGATGATGATAAAGCAAGACGCAACACGATCATTAACCTGCTTGCAGAGTGGGGATTAATCAAGTTAATTAACCCTCAGAAATCAAGTTCACCAGTAGCCCCCTTCTCTCAAGTGAAAGTTATTACTCACAAAGAGAAGCATGATTGGGAACTGGTTGCCAAATATAATATTGGAGCCAAACGTAGGCCAGAGTGATGAAGAATGATATGTTATGGGATTTCCGCTTTCTTCAGTTAGCGGAAACAGTGGCTAGTTGGTCAAAAGATCCCTCACGGAAGATTGGTAGTGTAATTGTAGACTCAAAGCGAAGAGTTCTGAGTCTAGGATACAATGGATTTCCACGTGGGGTAGCTGATAAAGTTGAGCGATATGAAGATCGGGATACAAAATTAAAGTTTGTCTGCCACGCAGAAAGAAACGCGTTAGATAACAGTCCTGGCAGTGTAGAAGGAGCAACTCTCTACGCTACACTGTTCCCATGTAACGAATGCGTGAAATCGATTATACAGCGTGGAATTACTAAAGTAGTAACATTTAATCCCGACCCAGCAAAAAATTCGTTGTTCTTTTTACCAATTTCACGTACAATGTTATCTGAGTCTGGGATTGAGTTAATCCAGTACAATTATAACATTTTTGAGAGGTGGAAATATGATATCGAAGGAACTGATCCGCTCGACCCTGCAGTCGAACATATGTAGAGTAAAGTTCACCAAGACAAATGGTGATGTTCGTGATATGGTATGTACTCTGAGGGATGATATTGTAGTTCCTCACGAAAAGAAGACGGAGCGAGTGAAGGAAGTTAATGAGGATGTTCTTGCTGTTTGGGATTGTGAAAAAAACTCGTGGAGATCTTTTCGATTTGATAGTATAATTGAACATACTGTACACATGGGAGAATAAAATGTTCCAACGTAAAGCTAATATGAAACCTGCAGCTTTGCAGGATGGTTGTAATGTATCTCTAGGATCTCTTATCAACTTTATTGAGAGTTGTGAGAGTACGCTTAAGTCTAAGGGTCATGAAGATGAGGCTTTTCGCTTCGAGTGTATTGCGGAATATTTGAGAAAAGATTTTACTCCTTCCAAGGGATTAACATTCAAGTCAGGGGTGCTTGGATTATAAATACTAAAAACATCTCAGGATTATTGCATGCACTATAAAGAAGTACTGCAGTAGTAGTAAGAAGGCACACTAGCTTGACGGCTGTGTGCCTTTTTTGTTTTTCAACTCTAACAAGAAGGACAGCGCATGAAACATAAAGCAAGAACTGCTGAAGCCTCCATCCACCAATTTCCTGATCAAACAAAAAGGAAACTCAAGCTAAAGATCGATGACTTAAATGTATTCGATCCTCTTACCAAAAACCAATCTAAATTCTTCGAATTATACAAACAAGGAGCACAGGCAATTATGCTGCACGGAGCAGCAGGCACAGGTAAAACCTTCATTGCACTCTACAAAGCACTTGAAGAGGTAATGGATAGGGGTAACCCGTATCAGAAGGTTGTGTTAGTTAGATCAGTTGTTCCATCAAGAGAGATTGGACACTTACCAGGAGATGAAAAGGAAAAGACTGACGTATATGTTGCACCATACAAAGCCATTTGTCAAGACCTCTTTGATACGGAACAGGCGTATGAGAGGTTAGTTGAGCAGAAGAATGTGGAGTTTATGATCACGTCTTTTGTTAGAGGCATCACAATTGATAATGCTGTTATCATTGTAGATGAATGTCAAAACATGAACTTCCAAGAGTTAAGTTCAATCATTACAAGAGTAGGGGATAATTCTAAAATCATATTCTGCGGAGACTTCAAACAAACAGATCTTTGCAAGAAGCACGATCAATCAGGCTTGAAGGATTTTGTAGAAGTAATTAACAAAATGCCTTCGTTTAGAAACGTAGAGTTCGGTATTGAGGATATCGTTCGCAGTTCTCTGGTAAAAGAATTTATCGTAGCAAATTTACATATTCAATCAATAAAAAGTTGACTTTCTATAGGAGATAAGGTATAAATAAGGATGCGTTGCCTTCGGGGACGCATTCTTATATTAACCTTGCTTAATAGGAGGTCTTAAATGACTAATCTAGTAGACGCACTCGCTAACACTTTTGCTTTCGGCCCTGGCTTCAAATACGGAACAAAAGACATTGACAAATTCTTTGTTGGTTTTGATGAGCAATTCAACAAAATGGCAAAGCTGCATGATGAAGTAACAAAAAACATTCCCAACTACCCTCCATACAATATCAAAAAAGTAAGCGATAGTAAGTACACTATTGAACTTGCTGTTGCTGGTTTTGCCAAGCAAGATATTGAACTTGAGTTTGCTGATAACAAGTTGATTGTTACCGGTAAAGCATCTGATGATTCAGAAAACGAGCACTTCCTATTCAAAGGAATTGCTAACAGGGCATTCACTCGCACATTTGTTCTTGACGACCAAGTTGAGATTCAAAATGCTGAGATGCTGAATGGAATGTTGAAGATTTTCCTTGAGCGTATTATTCCAGAGCATAAGAAGCCCAAGAAAATTGAAATCAATGAGAAACCTTCAAATGGGAACAAAGAGTTCTTGACGGAGGAAAAATGAGCGAATCTATTCAGAACATTCTCGAAGTGACGAGAAAGTTTCTGTTTAGCGAACCCAGCTCAGCCCAATTTTCCAAAACAGAACTTCAGTACTTGAATCAATCTGTTGATCACTGTGACCTCGAGTACAGAATGAAACAGATTGAAAGAAAGCACACCCATCTTCGTTATTAAAACAGGGGGACGCAATGTCCCCCTTCTCTAAGGATAAACATGAGCATTAAAATTATTAAGTTGGTCACTGGTGAAGAATTGATTGGTGAATTGGTAGATGTCAACCCTGGTTCTGATGGAGACATCATATATCAAATTAAAGATGTAGCCATTGTTCAAATGGTTCCCACTCAAACAGGTCTCGGTCTTTCTTTGTTCCCCTTTGCTCCCTACACTGAGGACAAGTCGCATTTCTTTAGCAATAAGCACATTATTATTACTATGGATCCAGGTGTTGAACTTGTTAACAACTATAACAAGATGTACGGATCTGGTATTCAAATTGCATCTGCAGGATCGTTGATAAAATAATTCCACCGCTGTATAATGATGGTTTAAAGTGAGGTGTCATGCGTTTCTATACTAATGTTCATGTTGGTGCAAGCAGTGCCTATCTAAGAGGGTATGATAACGGAGTTCGTTTTGAGCATATCCAGAACTTCTCCCCGTTCCTGTTTTTATCATCACATCTACCCTCCGAGTTCAGAACTTTGGATGGTAAGTATGTGAAACCTGTGCACTTCACTGATTCAAAAGAAGCGAGAGACTTCATTAAGCGATACGATGATGTTGGTAACTTTGCAGTCTATGGAACTACATCATTCACTTATCAGTGCATCTATGAAAACTTCAAAGGCAACATGGATTATGATGTTGATCAAATCAACGTTGTATCGATAGACATTGAGACTTCAACTCAACATGGTTTCCCTAACATAGCAACTGCTGATAAGGAGATTATCACTCTCTCAATAAGAAAGCGTGGTAAGTGTATTGTTCTTGGTACAAGACCCTATACACCAAAGTCTACTGATGTGAAATATCATCAGTGTAAGAATGAAGCTGATCTACTAACCACATTCTTGAGGATCTGGAATTCTGATCAATGGAAACCAGATGTTGTTACTGGATGGAATATTGAGAACTTCGACATTCCATATCTCTACACTAGAATCTCAAACGTACTTGGTGTTAAAGAAGCTAAGAAGCTTTCTCCATGGGGTATTGTTAACTCAAGGTCAATTACTGGTGAAGATGATGGGCCACGAGTTTATGATCTTATAGGTATTGCAACGCTTGACTACCTTGCGCTGTACAAGAAGTTTTCATACACCCCACAAGAGTCGTACAAGTTAGATCATATCGCTGAGTATGAACTGGGTGAAAAGAAGTTGGACTACTCAGAATATGAATCGATGCACGAGTTCTATGTTAAGAACTTTGAGAAGTTTGTTGACTACAACATCCACGACGTTGTGCTTGTTGATAAGCTAGAAGAGAAGCTAAAGTTCATCGAGCAGGTGTTTGCTATCGCATACGATGCCAAAGTAAACTTTGTTGATACATTCACCACTGTTCGTATTTGGGACGTCATTATTGCTAACTATCTGATGGACAAAAAGATGGTGGTTCCTCATTTTAAGACAGAGTCTATTGAGGAACGTATTGCTGCTGATAAACGAATGGGTCCTATTATTGGTGCCTATGTTAAAGATCCGCAAGTAGGATTACATAAGTGGGTGTGTTCGTTTGACTTGAACTCACTCTATCCTCACTTGATCATGCAATACAACATCAGTCCTGAAACCTATCGTGGTATCGAGTCTGATGTTACTATTGAAGGTCTGATTGACCAGAATGTTGGTGATGAACTATCAAACAGGTTGGAATCTCAGAACCTAACTATGGGTGCCAATGGAGCTTTGTTTGACAAAGACTTTAAAGGATTCCTACCAACGTTGATGGAGAATATGTACAACGATCGTTCTGCTTGGAAGAAGCGAATGATTGAAGCAAAGAAGCAATACGAAAAGACTCCAACACGAGCTTTAGAGAATGAGATTGCACGATGCAATAATATGCAGATGGCAAAGAAGATTCAGTTGAACTCAGCTTATGGTGCTCTTGGAAATACTTATTTCAGATGGTACCAACGTAACCTTGCAGAAGCAATTACGATGTCTGGTCAGCTTTCTATTCGTTGGATGGAAAAGCATATCAACGCATACCTTAACAAACTGTTTAAGACAGAAGGTGAAGATTATGTGATTGCTTGTGATACTGACTCAATGTATATTCGACTTGAACGATTGGTTAAAAGTGTGTTTGGTGAAGATCAGTCTGACAATGAGAAGATTGTCAAGTTCTTGGATGATGTATGTGAAAAGAAGATTCAACCCTTCATTGACAAGACGTTTGATAATCTTGCTACCTACATGAAGGTCATGGATCAGAAGATGGTCATGAAGCGTGAAGCGATTGCCAATAAAGGTATCTGGACTGGTAAGAAGCATTACATTCTTAATGTGTATAACAATGAAGGTGTGCAGTATGCAGAACCTAAGTTGAAGATTCAAGGTATTGAAGCTGTACGTTCATCTACACCAGCAGCTTGTCGAAAGAACATTAAGACAGCTCTCAGTGTTATCATGAATAAGACTGAGAAGGACATCATCGAGTTTATTAAGACCTTCAGAAGTGAGTTCAGAACTTTATCTTTTGAGGAAGTTGCATTTCCTCGAGGTGTACGAGATCTGAAGAAGTATACCGATAAGTCCAGTATCTATAGAAAGGGTACTCCGATTCACGTAAAAGGTTCCTTGATATACAACCAGATGCTTGCTGAACAAAAGATACAGAATAAATATCCATTCATCATCGACGGTGATAAGATTAAGTTCTCCTATCTACAAAGACCCAATCCAACTAGAGACACCGTCATATCCTGTCCAGGAGCACCACCTAAAGAACTTGGTATTGAGCAGTACATAGATTATGATATGCAATTTGATAAAGCATTCCTTGAACCAATTCGTTCTATCCTAGATGCTATTGGATGGAAGACAGAATATAGTACTAGAGCAACTCTCGAAGACTTTTTCCAATAGGATCTATAATGAGTAAAATACAAATTGATCTTGATGATCACGACTTTGGTTTTTCTGCAGTCAGTGAAGATGAACTCAAATCAATGGAGCGTCAGCTTCAACAACAGGTTGAGCAGAAGGAACAAGAATTATCGTTGACTTCCAAGGAATATAAAGATAGACTAGAGGCACTCTACAAACTGATTATGCCTTTGTTACTTAATTTGGCTAAGGACAGTGACAAGGAGTACATACTTTGGCCAGACCGTGCCAAGAAGATGAAAGCATTCATCGATAAAGTAAACAAACTAGTAGAAAATGATTAACTACCTTGCTCTGGCTGTTGCTATTGGCTTATCGTCTGTAGCAGCATACTTCTCTATACTTGGATTGACTGCAATCTTTGCAGCCTCTTATTGGCCTGTTATTATTATGGGATCAATGTTGGAAGCTGCTAAGGTTGTTGCTGCTTCATGGGCATTTCGTAATTGGAGTGTGGCTCCTGCTTTCATTAGATATTATCTTGTAGCAGCTGTGGCTATTCTAATGATGATTACTTCGATGGGTACATTTGGATATCTTTCCAAAGCTCATATTGAACAGTCAGCATCTGTAAGTGATGTTGCTGCGCAAGTAGCCGTATATGATGAAAGGATTACTTCGTTAAATGAAACAATCAATGCCAATCGTACACTTCTTAAACAGCTTGATGAGGTCGTTGACCAGGTTATGTCACGCTCGACGGATTCTAAAGGGGCCGAACGCGCGCTCCAGATTAGAAAGACCCAACAGAAAGAGCGTAGCCGCATCATGGAAGAAATTTCGTCTCTACAAAAAGAGGTTGGGAGGCTTAACGCTGAGAAATCCCCATTGGCATCGCAGGTTAAAAAAGTCGAGGCAGAGGTCGGTCCAATCAAGTACATCGCGGAGCTTTTTGTTGATCGGGCTGATGATTCGTTTTTGGAGAAGACGGTCCGCTGGGTTATTATAATGATCGTTACTGTATTTGATCCTCTTGCTGTGCTGTTGCTAATTGCAGCCAACATGGGTATAGTACGTCAGAATAGAATCAGTAGAATGA